CATTACAAGATAATATTAAAACAAAAGAAGTAAAAGCATTATTACATCAACAAGAAATGGCAATAGATGATGTAGATCAAAATCCTTTTAGGGATAATTTAATTGATAATTTAAAAAATGAACAAGAAATAGAAAATGCAGTTAAAAATTTACATAACGAAGTAATACCAGAACAAGTTGATACAAACTTTCAATTAAATGAATCAGTTAAAACTTTTTCTGCTGATAAAATAGAATTTAAAATTGATGAGTTAGAAACAGATGCAAACATATTTCAATACAAACAAGGCGGTGATGATTTTGGTGTAACCGAAAGATTAAAAGGTGTTACAGAATGGAATCCTCATGCCGCTAATATTATTGTTGCTTTTGAATTTGCTAATGGAAGAAAAGTAGTTGCGGATGGACATCAACGACTTGGTTTAGCTAAAAGAATAAAAGCACAGAATGATGGACAAGATCCAAAACTATATGGTTATTTATATAGAGAGGCAGATGGATATACACCTGAGCAAATAAAAATTTGGGCTGCTATTAAAAATATTCAAGAAGGCAGCGGCACATCAATTGATGCTGCTAAGATATTACGATTAAATAAAACAGAATTTAATAATTTTAAAAAAGCTATACCACCAAGATCTGTCATGGTGCGTGAGGCTATGGCTATGGAAAGTTTATCAGATGATGCATTTGATTTAGTTGCTAGAGGACAAGCAGAATCAAGTCATGCAGCATTAGTTGCTCAATTAGTAAATGATCCAACTTTACATTTACCCATATTGCAGCTGCTAGGTAAAGCTAAACCCGATAATATTGGTAAAGCTAGATCTATTGTTCTCCAGGCTTTAGATAGTAAATTTGATACTTCTGAACAATTAGATTTACTTGGATCTGAATTTATTACTAAATCATTAGTAACAAATAAGGCAGATATACTTGATGCTGCTATAAAAAAACTAAAACGAAATAAAACTTTATTTAAAGGTTTAAATCAGAATAAAACTAAAATAAACTCATCGGGAAAAAATGTACTTGATGAACAATTTAACCAAAACCAGGAATTAATAAATGAAAAAATCTTACAACTCATCGAAACCAAAGCCCTCCGCAGCGGAGAACAACTCGCAGCAGATCTCAACGATGCATCTGTCATTCATGCCAAAGGGAACACAGGAGCAGCTATCGAACAATTCGGAGATGCAATTGAACGAGCAAATGCAAGAGGGGATTTTAATGGGTACGATGTTAGCCGATCTGGGGATAATGCACAATCTACGAACACGAACAGTAAATTCCTTGAAGAAGAAGATATAAACGAAATACAAACTATACCCGAACAAAACTTTGATACACCAGCTGGGCAAGGTCAAATAGACCAGGGTAATTTTTTACAAGATCAATTAGAACAAGTATTAGATATAAAACCAAAAGCAGAAAGAGGAGAATTTTCTGTTGATGAAGTTTTACAAAATACATCTCCTATTGATAGAAAAATTGTAACACCAATACTAAATAAAATTGATCCAGATATTTTAGAAGAGGCTTTAACAAAAATAAATAAAGCCAGGGTTAAATCAAAATTACCACCATTTAAAAATTTAGATGATGCTATTGATCAATACGAGGCAGATCAAATTGCTCTTAATAAATTAGAAACAACTGAAAGTATAATTGATACACCTAAAAGAGAACAATTAAGATTTCAAATAACAAATCAATTACAAAAAAATCATGGTCATTCGTCAGTAAAAGATAAATTATTTAAAGGACAACCAAAAGCTGAAAAGAAAGTTGTTTTTGTTATGGGTAAACCTGGTAGTGGTAAATCATCTATTGAAGCTGTACCATTAGTAAAAAAATTAAAAGCTGTATTAATTGATTCCGATGAGGCAAAAAAATTATTTCCCGAATTTGATAATGGAAAAGGGGCTGGTGTAATCCATGAAGAAAGCTCTATTGTTGCTGCTGATTTAACTGTTAGAGCTGTTGATCAAGGGCAAAATATTGTGTTTCCTGTTGTTGGTGCTGATGCAGATAGTTTGTTAAGAAAATTAAATGCTTTTAAAGAAAATGGATATAAAATTTATTTACATAATGTTGATATTCCTGGAGATGAATCATATAGACGAGCATTTGTAAGGTATTTAAACACAGGTAGATTAATTGATCATGGATATTTAATTAATGTTGGCAATAAACCTAATGATGTATATAATCATATAAAATCATTAAACATATTAAATGGCTATAAAAAAACAGATAATTTCGTCAAACGAGGAGAAAAACCCATACTCATTGAAAAGGAGGGAGGGATTTCTCTCGGAGAAAAGTCTAGCAAATCAAGTGGAAAAAAAGCTGCTGGAGTTGGCTTTAAAGAAGAAACAATCCAACTTGAAGAAATCTCAAAACGAGCAGATAGAGTTGGCGAAGGAATAAAAAAAACTAAACAACTTGAAATTTTAAAAAAAGAAAGAGCTGAAATAAATGCAAAGCCATTAGGCTCATTAATTTTTAAACCAGAATTACAACAAAGAGCTGTTGAATTAGATAAACAAATAACTGAATTATCTAATGAAATATCAGATATTGAAAATCAAATTGTTAAATCATCAAATAAGATACCCGAATTATCAAGTGAACAAAAACTTTTAAACGAATTTATAGACGAAGATTTTTCTATTTCTTCTAAAATAGAAGAAGATGAAATTGTGCCAGAAGTTGTATCGGCAAGACAAATATTATCAGACATAGAAAACGACCAAGCCATATTAAATAGATTGAGAGATTGTGTATGAGTTTAAGAGAATGTATTTTAAATGCCAATAAAGAAGGCATTATTAATGATGTTAAGAAAGCTGAAATACAAGGACACTTTGATAGTTTTGAGGCAGACTTTATGGCTAAAGGAATGTCAAAAGCAGATGCAGAAAAAGAAGCGGGTAAACTTACCTATGATGCTTTAAAACATAATGCAGCAGAAAAAAAACGACAAAGTTTATTAACCCTTACTGCACAAGCTAAAATATTAAAATGGATAAAAGAATTTCGTAATGTTTCTGGAGAACTAGATCCAGCAGAGGCAATGGTTGCAGTATTAGCATCAAACCATAGGATGCCATTTACTGATGTAGAGGCTCGTTTTAATACTGTGCGTGGACAAATTTATCAACGCATGACTAATTACCTTTTAAAATTTAGACGCAACATGACAGGTGGCATAAGAAATGCAGATGAAATGAAAGATGTTGTAAGAGAGATGTTTCAACCTGGCAGTACAAAAAATCCTATTGCCGCAGATCTTGCCGCAGCTGCAATAGATGCAATGGAATTTGCAAGATTAAAATTTAATGCAGCTGGTGGAAGAATAGCTAAATTAAAAAATTATGGGATGCCACAACACCATGATTCTATAACCATTACAAAATATGGAAAACAGCAATGGATCAATAAAGTTAAACCAATGCTTGATAAAGAATTAATGATTAATGAAAGAACAGGTTTAAAGTTTGATGATGGATCTTTAGAAATTGCCCTGGGCGAAGTATGGGAAACTATTACAACTGAGGGTTTTAATAAAACTAGACCAGGCTCGGCAGCTGGGTTTGGTAAAAGTATTGGTAATAGACGAATGGATCATCGTTTTTTAAAATTTAAAGATGCAGATACTTGGATGGAATATCAAGAAATGTTTGGTAAATCAGATCCATTTTCCACAGTAGTTGGACATCTTGATAGTATGGCAAGAGATATATCTTCCATGGAAATATTAGGAGCAAATCCAAATGCTACAATAAAATGGATGTCACAATATTTACAAAAGCAAGGAGCATTGGATGATCAAAAAGGATTAAAAAGAAAAAAACAATATCCTGGTAGAACTAATAAAGACAGGATGAATACAAAAATAAACTTAATAGAAAATATTTGGAATTTACATAATGGATCTTTAAATGCACCAGTTGAGGGATCTATATCAAGAACATTAGCTGGTACTAGACAAATATTAACAGCTGCACAGCTTGGATCTGCATCTATATTATCTTTAGGTGATTTTAACTTTACGAGAATAGCTGCTAGATTTAATGGTATTCCCGCATCTAAAGCAATGTTTTCTAGTTTAAAACAATTAACAAAAGGAATTGGATCTGATGAATTGGCTGATCTAGCAATGTCATCTGGTATTATAGGTGAAACTTTTTTAACAGTTGGATCTGCCCAGGCACGATTTATGGGTGAAGTTTTTGCACCCGAGCTTAGTAAAAGAATAAATGAAACTGTACTTAGAGCTAGTGGACTATCACATATTACACAATCGGGTAAATTTGGTTTTGGTATGGAATTTTTTAGACATATTGCTAGAGAAAAAAATAAAACTTTTAATGAGCTAAATCCAAGTTTTAGACAATTTTTTGAACGTAATGGATTACAAGAAACACATTGGAATATAATTAGAAATACCCCAGAATATGAACACAAAGGTATAACTTTTATTCGCCCCGATGATATTTTTTCTAACACAGATATTGAGGAAAGTTTGGCAAAAGATATTTCTTCAAGATTAATGGATGGGATTAATAGAGAAATAGAATTTGCTGTACCATCAAGTTCTTATCGAGCAAAAGCAACAATTAAAGGTAATTCAAAGCCAGGTACAATTGGTGGTGAATTATTATTATCTGCTGCTATGTATAAAAACTTTACTTTAACTTTAGCTTATACTCATATTGCTAGAGCTATGTTTGGTAATGTAAAAACATTAGGAGGTAAAGCTGGTTATTTTTCAAGTTTAATTATTACAACTACTTTAATTGGAGCTTTAACTTATGAATTAAAAAATTTAACCAAAGGTAAAGATATTACCCCAGCTGATAGAAGAGATAAAAAATATTGGGCAAATGCTATGATTCATGGTGGAGGTTTAGGTATATTCGGAGATTTCTTTTATTCTGGTACAAATAGATTTGGTGGTGGTTATGCTCAAACAGCTGTGGGAGCAGTAGGATCATTCATAAGTGATACGTTAAAACTAGGATTAGTAAATCCTTATAAAAAATTTATTCAAGGTGAAGAAGTAAATTATGGTAATGATGTATCTAATTACATTAAAAGATATACACCTGGAGCATCTTTATGGTTTGTGCGATTAGCATTAGAAAGATATGTTTTTGACACATTACAAGCAATGATAGATCCAGATTTTGAAAAACGAGTAAGAAGAAAGGAAAAGAGATCCCGCAAAACAACAGGATTAGAATACTGGTGGGGAGCTGGTGAAAAAAAACCAGACAGATTACCAGAAATAAATCCATTAAAATAAATTTTTTACTTAACAAAGATAACATTTTTCTATATGATTCTTAATATGCTGGTTGGATTACCAGCTTTTTTTTTGCAATTTTCTCTAAAATTTTAATATGACAATATCATCAACGACTACCAAGAATAGTTATTCTGGGAATGGATCAACTACAGCTTTTGCTTATAGTTTTTATATACCAGCATCAACAGATATACAGGTAATAGTAAGATCATCAACAGGTACAGAAACTGTAAAAGCAGAGGGTACTGGATCTACAAATTATGCTATAACTGGTGTAGGATCTGCATCGGGTGGAAATGTTACATTTGTAACTGCTCCCGCATCTGGCGAAACTGTGGTGCTGCGAAGAAACACAGCAAAGACACAAGCAACTGATTATGTTGCTAATGATCCTTTTCCAGCAGAAACACATGAAGATGCTCTCGATAAGCTCACAATTATTGGGCAAGATTTACAAGAGCAAGTTGATCGTTAACTAAAACTATCAAGAACGAATACAATGACCTCAACAGAATTTACTGTTGGTTCATCTGATCGTGCATCAAAGATTTTAGCTTTTGATAGTTCTGGAGAATTATCTGTTACCCAGGAGTTAGGTACAGTAAAAGGTAACTGGGCTGCATCAACAGCTTATGTTGTAAGAGATATAGTTAAAGATACATCTACCAATAATATTTTTATTGCTTTAACTGCTCATACATCT